TACTCATCCTAAAATTTTTACTCATTTAATTGAAGGTTATACTCCTCAATATTTATTTGATTTAGCTTTTGATTATACATATGAACACTTAAAACAATATATTACTAAAGATAAGCCTACTTATAAAGATTTATATATGGATTATGATACATCCCCTGGTTATCCCTATAATCGGTTTTGGAAAAAGAAAAAGGATGTTCCTAATCATATTATTGAAGATATAGTGTATGGACCTTATTCAACTAATTTATGGTATCTAGCATGTAAACGTGAACGATTACCAATTGATAAAATAATAAAAGATAATAAAATTAGAACTTTTATGATGCCTAATATGACTTATTTAATAAGACAAAAGAAATTTTCACAAAATTTTAATGAACAACTGAAGAGTGTGCCTTGGTCTGCTTATGGTTTTAACTGGCACAATCTTGGATTTAACAACTTGCTGTATGATCTTTTAAAATTTAAAAATTTTCTTGATTTTGATATTTCTAAGTGGGATAAACATTTTCCTCTCAAAATTGAATGTTATAAAATGCGTCATTTGTTTTTAGAAATGTCGCCAGAAGAGGAAATGGAATTTTGGCAAATAGCTGAAGATGAAATTAATCCAAAAATAATCTTGCCATCTGGTGAGGTTTTATTATTACAATGTGGACAATTGTCTGGTTCAGAAAATACAACTTCTGACAATACTATTGCACACATTATGATAATTTATTATGAATGTATATGTGGTTATTTAGAAAAATATAAGAAATTACCTACTATCTTTAATATAAGACAAAATGTAGAACCTAGAATTTATTCAGATGATGTAATTATGTCTCATAGTGACAATTTTGACTTTTTGTCAGATCCAGATAAGAAACATTTTGTATATTCTCAATTCGGTATGGCCATCGAAAAGAATAATCAAGAAAAATGGAACGTATCTACTGAATTAGAAGGTCATACCTTCTTGGGTTTTAAAGTTAAACGATATATTAATTTCTTAGTTCCATATTATGAATATGAAAAAGTTAAAGATTCAACAGTTGTTTTAGAAAATAATGAATCTCCAACAGATCAGTTATTGCGTTTTGTTGGTTTATTAGATCTTCTGATATTTACTAATTATTATAAAGAATATCAAAACTTCATTCATACTTATTGTAAACATTATAATTTTAAGGTACCCTTCTTGTATTCACAAGAAAATAGAATTAAATATGAATTATGTCTCGAGGAAGTGGAGGTGGGTGGTACAAAATAATGAATGGAGATTTCCGAAGAACAATTAAAACTCTTAAACGGTTTGATCAACG